ATGGATATGGTGTGTCAGACCACGCCTCAGGTGCTTGAGGCTCTGGGCTCCGAGATTTTGCGTAACGTGCTGTTGATACTCGGGTTGGCCACAGCGATTGCATCGGTGGTCACCAGCAAAATTATTGCCAGGAGAAAGCAGACTGCCGACCTGATGTTTGGAAGCAGGAGCGACGAGAAGCTTAGCGAAGGATACGAAGTCATTCGGCAGCTCCACGACGATCCAAGTGGAAATATTCGGGCCGTCTTCCCGAAAAATCGCGAGGTGCCTTCTGATCCTGCTGAAGCGGAGAAACACGCGTCCCAAAAGCAAAAAACTCAGAAGATCAGCTATGTACTGAACTACTGGGAGCGTATCAGCATCGGCATCGACGAAGGCATCTATTGCGAGCGGATGCTGCGCTATACGCACAACACCACATTGATCAATCTTTACACGCAGGCCCTACCATTCATTGAGGCGGTGCGTGAACGCTCCCGAGTGCCAAGCTACTTCGCGGATATCGAGCGCCTAGCTCTCCGCTGGAAAAGCAAGCCGCTCAAGCCCAAGAGAATCAAGCGTAACGGGATCATCTGAAACCAGTTATCACTGCAAGAATCCATGAAGCCCAGGTGAAGATCTGGGCTTTTTTTTTCAGCTTCTAGATTGCGCTCAGCTAGCTCAGTTGAGCCGTGATGGTACTTTGCCCCTCGCCTTGGACACGACACGCAACTCATAGTCAGACACCTAGAACAGAGACTGTGACAGCAGCCGCAAGCGCTCGGTCCCTTTCGCAGAATCCGTGCCATGCCATTGAAATGATATCGTTGCGACGCCACTTATCTGGTGCCTCAACCCGGGGCGCAAAGAGATTGCAGGACGATGAGCGCAGAAGACAAGCCACGCAAAATCAAGAGCAGCGAACTGTTCTACGACGACTACAGCGACAAAGCCGTCGAAGGAGACGACCCGACTAAACGTAAGGCCGACTCAAAGAGATTCAGTCGCTGGGAGCGGTATGAGATGGTCGACATGATCAACTCGATCAAGTGGAAGGGCGACAAGAACAGCCTCAATGGCCTGCTGATCGTTGAATGGATGCTTCACGAAAAGCTCCCATCGGACATCCAGGGGCGCGAAAAGGTCAAGTCTTGGGTCGGTAGCGAGTGGGGCAACCTGAAAGATAGCCGGCCTGCGCGGCTGAAAGGTTGATAAAAACTTTGATGACACGGCAGGCGTTACCCGTGGCGCCTGCTACTTCATCGACAGTCTGAGACTGCAGCCGCCAGCTCCTTCTAGTATCCGCTGCCGCCGCTCAACCAACAGCGCCCCCACCTTCACCTCTAGGCTGGTGGTCTTTCCCAGGCCGGCGGCTGCTCAATGAAGTGGCGGTAGCTCCTTGCCGCGCGCCTTGGCCACTACTCGAAGCTGGTAATCGCTCACTACCTGAAAAAGCGACTCTGCAAGCAAATGAAGCCGCTCAACCTCTTCGGCGGGTTTCCCCTCATCTTGAGCCTTGTGATAGGCACGCAGGGCGTCGAGAGCCTCCTTCAATAGCGGCTCGCCTGCCTCAATCATCCCTATGAAGGTGCGCTTCTCCATTACCTGCTCCGATCAGTTGATCAATGCATTATAGGACCTCTCGCAGAGCTGGCCCGCTATTCGGGCTTGGTCATAAGCCTTCGCCAGTTCTCCCGCTCGATCATCAGCCCGTGCGAGCAGGTCGGAGAGCACCATGGCGGCGCGGGTGGCTGCCTGGCCTCGGGCGAGAGCGGCGGAATCCGTGCCGGGGCAACTGACGGTGGCGGCGAGCTTTCCAGCTTCGTCGCGCAGCCGCTGGCCAGCAGCATCGGCCCCAGCAGCACCAGCATCAGCAGTCGTTCGTTCTTCTTGGGCATGAGCTCTCGCCTCCTCTTGCGCCTGGGCGCGTCGCTTTTCTTCCTGTCGGGCGCCGCGCTCTCCGATGATCTCGGCCAGCCGGTCACCGCTGTCGCGTTTTGCCGTTGCTGTTGCAGCCTCTGCTCGCTCTACTGACCGGCCGTGCTGGTAGACGCCCCAGTACGAAGCCAGCAGCGCCAGCAGAACTGCCACCCTGATGGCCCAAGAAGTCATGCCAGCGCCCTCCGTACCCCTTCATCGATGATCGCCGGCGCATATGGGTTACCGCCGTTTTCGTGGATGATGATGCTGACCACCATCCCGCGTAGCGTGGTCGGGTCTTTGATGTTGATCGGATCGGTGGGACGCACGCCGATGCGCTTGGCCACCGCCAAGGCATAAGCTTGGGTGTCGTTCTCGTTGCTCGGCGCCCAGCGGTCGATAGTTTCAAGCACGGTGTCGATGCCCTTCCCGCCCACGCCGGGCATGCCGTCCTTGCCTCGGTAGTTGACCAGCAGCTTGCCCAAGGCACGGATGCCGTTCTCTGGCGTGTCAAAGATGGCGAATCGGCCGCCGGGCTCCTTGCCGATCTGGCCTTGCCAGTCATTACGGGGGTTGTAGTCGATGTTGCCGGGGTTGCGATTGCGGATGCCGCGAGGTGTGGACATGCTTTTCTCCAGTCGAAAAAAAGCCCGCGCTGTGCGGGCTGTGAGATAGGTCTGGGACCTATTGAATCAGGCTGAAATACCGAACCGTGCCGCCCGGATACGCATGAATGCGGCGATCTTGTCGATTTCCTCGTTTGATAGTGCTCTCTGGTAGATGGCCACTGCTGAAATATCGGCTTTGCCTGCGAATGAGGTGGTGGTGCTGCCAATCATCAGCTTCTTGTTGTTTCGAACGCGCTTGGTCGTGTTTGCGGATGACGCCTCCACGTTCGTAGTTCGGTTGAATGCAGTGGTAAGCGCGCCTGTGATGCGCACGCCGCGGACGCCCCAATTCGCCACTGTATCGGGGTTTACTGACGCCCCGCCCACTGTGACGCCCCCTGACCCATTATCCCGCGCAGCAAAGCCAGTGAGAACCAACGGGTTAGTGGCGAACATACCGACGCCCAGTGCATTCCCCGTGTAGCCTGGCGTAACCGCTTGCCCGATGTAGTTCGTCACAAAGGCTGGGGTGTTTGCATCTCCGCCTGATGAAGCACCTCCAGGAATTACGCCATTTGATTTGCACAAGGCGATGATCGTCATTTCATCGGTCTCAGATATATCCGTCTGCAAGTAAGCGGATAGGCTTGTAAATGTACCGAAGCCATTGCCCAGGGCTGGAACCCCGATGACACTAGCATTGACTCCGTCGATGGCCCGATTGAAGTTAAACCTGGATACGTCGGTATCGAAGTTGAACCAGCCAACAAGGCCGTTCGCAACAGGCGGCGCGATCTTGGTATTCCAAGGAGCCAAACTTTGCGAAATGATCTTTGTGCCCATGTGTTTTCCTCTTAGATAAGCGAGTCGAATGCAGCCACGACGAATGGCGCCATCTGCTGGTAGTAGGCCCTGCGAGTAGATCCGATGGGGTGAACAGCATCGAACCAGTCCCCAGCGGGGTCGCCGTCTGAGTTTGTGGCGGTTGGCAATGCGTAGCCCGACTCGGTATCACTCACAGCCCAGAGCGGAGCTATTTTCACTTGAGGCTTTGAAGCGGCCGCATCGCGGATGGCCGCGAAGACTTTGGAATAGGACGCCAACCACGCCGCATCACGGACGCTGTTCGATCCTGTGCCAGGAAAAGTGCGGAGCACTTTTGCAGATGGCCATGCGGCGAGAATTTGCGAGTGGATGACGTTTTCACCGTCCAGCACGTCGGCATAGATGGTCGACACGGAGCGGTCCCGCACATCATTGGTGCCCAACGCGTTGATTACGATGTCGGGCGTCGGGAAACCAAATCGAGATTGATAAAAAGCTGGATCAAAGACATAGCCGTTGCGTACCACGCTTGGGGAATCTGAGCCTGTGGCAGCGCGCAAGAATGGATTTTTCGGCCAGCGCGCTGACTTACCAAGGGCCAGGTATGCGGCCTCATCACCTGGTGCAACTATCTGGACACGATCAGTAACCGCATAGGTGAAGTCGCCGCTTTCCCAGCCTTCTCTCGCTTCGCAGAGCGGACCTTTGTCATCATTTCCGGCACCAGGTAGCGATGATGAATTGATTGTGCCGATGAAGTTGGCCGTGAGGTTGAGTTCCGCAAGATACTCGCCAAGCAGTTTTACCCCCTCGCGGTTGCCAATGCTGTCACCGATGAAAAGGATATTCAGTGGACGGGCCGAGTTCCCCTTGGTGATTTTGACCACATTGAATTTTGAGGCAACGCGATAATCAGGGCTCGACTGACTGCGCAGAACGATGGAGCCAGAAGTACCGAAATCGCTGCTTAGCCTAACGCAAGGACCAGTTGAAGACTCCGCAGTTGTATCGCTGGATGCCGAGCAAACGATAGCGCCAGCTTGACTCCTGTCTTTTATAAGACCTGCCACGTAGAGCGACATTCCAGCTGGACCGATGGCCAGCGGACCTTTGAACATCAATCCATAGCGCAGGGTGCTCTCAACAGCGGCTCCCTGGCTTGAGGAGGCAGGATCGAAAATAATTGCGCCTTCAGGATCGGTGAACAGAACCCCGGGGAGGTCTGTGTACTGAAACTCGAAGCTGCCTACGCGCCCGCCGCTTTCGGATACATCTAGTGAAACTCCGCCTTCCCCATCAGTGATCAGGGTTCTTCCATCGGTACCAACCAGCAGCTCTACTTCTCGAGTGCGCAATCCGTACGCACCTAACCTGGCAAAAAGCCCACCCTCGATGTCTGCCACTTGGAGATAATCCTCAGCCAGAGCGCTGGGCGCGATGAAGCGGACGATTGTGGAGTCGGTAATGATCTGATCTGCCACCTTTACCCAGGCGGCGCTGGACGTTTTCCACTGATAAAAACCATTTTTCAGGGGGTCGGTGTCAGCCTGAACCCAAGCAAGCTGACCTTCGTACTTCGGTACGTAAGCCTGCATGAGCGCGTAGGTTGCGAAAGATTTATTGCCGATATCACTCCCCAGATCTGCTGCGGTCTGGAGCATATCGGCCTTGGCTTCGGCCTCAGCGGCATCTACAGCATCGACCGATTCACCTATATCCTGAATACCCTCGTCGCGCGCCGAATTTAGTGCGGATTTCGCCGCATCTACGGTGGGACCAATCTCGTTCTTGGCGTTGATCACCAAGTTGTGAAAGCTTTGGTAGGTGTAGCGGTCGCGATTCAGACGGTCTTTTGCCGTCTCGGCGCCAGTGTTCATTAAAAGATCGAATACGCCTGAGTTGTCGAACAGGTCGCGAGGATCGTTTGACCCATCCGGCTCCACCGGGTTGTTGGTGTTGTAGCGCATAGAATCTCCGGGCAAAAAGAAGCCCGCACGTGGCGGGCTGGCTCGTCGGGTTCCGGTCAGGCCGGCGGGAATTGGTCGTCGTAGGTGTAAACGCGGTCGTCGTAGGGCATGCCCTTCATGGCCGAGTTTCCGTTTGCCGGGTCAGAACTGGTGATCAGCGTTGGGTAAGCCCAACGGGAGGCCGGGGCGAACAGGATGTGGGGTGGCTCTAACGGGCCGTCCACCACTGGGGTGAAGTCCAGCGCCTCTACCCGCGCGGTGTACTCGTCCACGATCACTGCGTCCCAAGGCCCCGACAGTGTTCCGTCCAGGCGCCGCACGCCGATCAGGTTGGCCTCTGTAAACGACCATGGCAGCGGCTCGGATGAGCGAAGGAGCGTTCCCGCATCCGTTACCATGAAGTCCAGCAGGATCGAGCTGTAGCAGCGTCTGTCATCGGCCACGGCCGCAAAGCTCAGGTAACCGCTGTTGCTGCCATCCATCTCGGTTTCCCAGCTATAGATGTCGGTCCTGAACTTCTGGTGGCCACGCCGGCGCATGCCGAACCGCCATGCCCGCGTCTTGTCACTGAACCCTGGCATCTTGATCTTCTCGACCTTGAAGCCCTGGTCACCTGGCCAGCGGCACTGGACCGTCTCCCAGGCCCAGGAGGCGCGCGAGAAGTACTCCACATCCACACCGTCGAAGTCGTTGATCGATGGCATCGAGCCGCTGATCTTGAGCATCTTGGTCATGTTCTGCGGAGAGTACGTTTGGGTCTTCGGGCCGTAGCTCACGTCGAAGATCGCCCGGGCACTGTCCCGCACGGGGCGCAGCAGGCCCCGGAAGGTCACCAACTCGGCAAAGCCACACGCCAAAGCGTTGTTGACCATGTCCTTGACGGTGATCGTCGCGTCCAGGGTTTCGTCGTAGGTGTCGCCTCTGGCCACGCAGATATCGTGGAAGGCCTGCCACTCGGGCATATCGAGGTCGCCGTCCGTGTAACCCCGCTGCTTGAGCTGGTAGATGCACCATGGAGCAATGTCCCGCGTGGGGCCTACGCCACCCTCAAGCAAGGGCAGGATGCGAGTTACCTCGGCGCTCACCTGGCTCTCGGACTGGGCAGAAAGCCGGTCGCCGCCCCGGATGTCCGCCGTCATCACGGTCAGACCTGGGTAGCTGGTGGGCGAATTCTGTAGCAGCCCACGCAGGTCGTACCAGGTGGTGTCGTCCTGCAGCTCTGGCTCAACCCGCCCAGGGAAGTACTCGTTGCGCTTCTTGATCCTGGCCTCGGCCCGCATCGGGTATGGCAGTGCGATGCGGTTGGTGAAGCCCTGGGCATCCCGGCTGCCCCCGGTGTGCTGCATGTTGATGACCGTCCAGGCCCCGCCGATGTCGGCATCGCGATACTCGAAGGTGTGGAACGCCGGGATGTTGTAGATCAGTCCGGTGGTGCCGATGCCGCACAGGCCATTGGCAAAGAACACGCTCCATTCCAGTTCGGTGACTTTCTCCCCCTCCGGGCAGCAGGCAATCGGGCCCCGGTAGCCGCCCTGCAAGTTGGTGCTGTCCAGGCTGATGCTGCCGTTAACGGTCTCCATGGCGTCGAAGCCTGGCCAGGAGGTGTCAGCGCTGCCGCTGGAGGACAGGCGTTCAACCTCCATGAGTGAGGTGCTGAAAGCGGTGATCCGGTACCGCAGGCCGCGCGGACCGATGCTGGCCAGGCCCTGGCCCAGCGCCAGCCCAACAACCGGAGCGCCGCCGTCGTAGTCCAGCGTCATCTCGGCCGGTTGCTCTGGCGTGCCGCTGATGGTGGCCGTGCCGGTGGTGCGCACTGGGGAGGACCCCAGGATGACCGAGGCACCCGTGGCATTGAGGGCCTGCCCAGCGAACGGGCTTAACTCCACAAAGCGAAGTCGCCCGCTGCTCTGCTGCGCCTGGAACGGCATGCCTCCCAACAGCGAATTCAGCGTGTTGACCAGACCCGTTAAGTCCGTCGTCGCGGTGTTGAGCGTGATCGGGTAGCTGGTCGATCCGCGCACCAGCGTGAAGCTGAGCGGCGTGGTGTCGAAGTTGTAGCGAGTCGGTGCGGCCGAGCCAGTCATGGTCGATGCGGTGCCAGGGTTCGCCGGCACTGCTGGGCTGTAGGGCGTGTAGCTGTGCACCAGGTACACACCAGCGTTCGCCCCAGCCACCTCAATAGCCATGCCTGGCGTTGGGTTTAGCATGCCCAGGGGGCCGCGCACGATGTCCCGGCCGGCGCCGCCGTCGATCACGGTGTAGGTGTACGGCGCGACGACCCGAATGATGATCCCGCTGGACCAGTCGGCAGGGAATCCGCCTGCCCCAGACGGCACCGAGATGTTATCGCCATCGAACCGGTAGGCCGACGCGGAAGCGCTCTTGGTCAGGTCCGTGGATACGGTCAGTTCCAGGCCGGCCGAGCCGCTGGAGCTTGCCCCAACCTCAGGCGCGTTGTACCAGAGCTGATGCGCCGGATCGCCGGACAGGTCAGCCCCTGGTGGGTAGATAGCGAACGTCGCGTCCGACCCCAGCGAAATCAACGGGGTTTCGCCCACGCGGACCTTGGAGATTGGAATTTCGTACTCGCCTTCGCCCACGTAGAGCAGCATCTGCACGCGCTGGTCACGCGGAGCCAAGAACCGGCGCCGGGGCTGGGCCAGGTACGACGGATACGTGCGCTGGTTGCCCGCGATCTGCCGGACCGGATCGCCCAGCTTGACCTTGTTGCCCTTGGCGCTGGCTTCGGACAGCGGGTCACCCTGCTGCGTGCCCAGATTCGAAGGCATGCCGGGCATCTTGGGCATGATGGCCTTCACGACCGCCTGGGCACCCTTGAACAGGGCCACGGTGATCGAGAACGGATCTGTACCCTTGGGCTCGCGGTAGATCTGGAGCAGATCCGAAGGCCGGAATTCGACCAGGTGCCATTGATCGTGCTCGATCACTTCATCGTTCAGCATGATGCTGATGGGCGGGCTTTCGCGGCGCTCGTAGGATGGCGCCTGCTCGAGCAGCCAGGCCTCGATGGTCATGCGGCGGTCGGTCTTCCACGTACCAAGGGGCGCCGTGTTACTGATCTTGTTCGGGTAAAATTCGATCACGGTAGTACACCACCTTCGGGTTCGCGGCTTCGAACTCGCCAGTTGTCCGCAGGCAAGCGCCTCCGGGGTTTGTGTCCAGCACTTTCAGCCGGCCCTCGCTCTGCACCACTACTCCCACATGCAGGCATAGGGCGCCCCGGAATACGGCAGCGATTGCCCCAGGCTCGGGCTGGCATTCCTCCATGCCCTGGCGAAGATCGTGATAGGCGTTGGTGTTGGCCTTGAGCCTGTTCTTGCCCACATCGCCCAGGCTGGGCAGCAGCGGAAGGCCGAAAACCTGATGGCGGACGGCGATGCACAGGCCCCAGCAATCGAAGGCAATAGGACCCCGTGCACCCTCGCGGTACGGGGCGCGCATGAATTTCTCGATCATGGTCAGATGTACTTCAGGCCGGGTGCCAGGTTGGTGGTTAGGATGGTGCGCAGGCCGTTGGTGTTGAGTAGGTCGAAGAAGCCAGCGGTGAGCTTGGCGATATCCTCTTCGTACTCCCGGCTCAGCAGAGTCATGCGGTACTTCTCCTGGGGGAACGACAGGTCCTCGGCCAGGTAGCGCCGGAAGGTGATGATGAAGCGGCTGCCAGCGGCGCGGGCGGCCTCTACAGCCTCCTGCACCTCACCGGTTACGTTGTCCAGACCCAGCACTAGGTTCTGGAACGCGCTGTTGTCGTTCTTGGGCAGGGCCAGGTCCATCGCCATGGCAATGAAGGTCAGCGTCCGCCCGTCCTCGGTGGTGCACACCCTGTCCTCGTACCCTGAGCAGAAGTAGTGGGCGATAGTGCCGCCCTCCTCCTGCGCCTCGATCGTGTCGACCAGCTCACCGCGGCCCGAGGCATAGCACTCTTCAATCAGGCTCATGCTTCGGGCCACTCCCTGTTGACGGCGAGGTCGATGATGTTCTTGTTCAGCCAGTACTGCGGGAACTGCTCCCACGGTGCTGGGATCAGTGGCCGCTCTTTCAGCTCAACCACTGCCGAGTAGCGCCAGCGGGTGATTTGCGTGAGGTCCGGGCCAGACGGGATGCTCTTGAAGTGGGCCTGATACAGGGCAAACCCCGCCGGGGTCTGCAGGCGTATCTCGAACCACTCCAGCCCGTTGTTGATGGACCGGGCATACCACGCCTCGAACAGCCCAGCCTCGGCCTGGCTGAAGTTGAAATTGAACCGCACCTCTGTGGGAACGTAGCGGTGCCGCAGCCGGTACCGCGTTCGCCCCGTGACCATCTGGGTAGCCCTCATCGGGTCCACCGTGCTCAGGCCATACCCCTCCTGAAGAGGAAGCGGCAACTCTGCCGGGTATTGAATCATTGCCATTCCTCAGCTGGGCTGGTGTGGGTTATGTGAGAGGCTTGAGCCCCAGTGCTTCCTCGATCCGAGCAAGGCGGCGTTGAAGCAGCTGCTCTTTCTCGTCGAGGGGCTCCTGGGCCTGGTCGGCCTGCTGGTCTTCCTGCTCTTCTGTGTCGGCCATGCCAGTCCTCACTATGTGCCTTGGCGCTTGAGGCCGTAGGTGCTTTCGAGCGCCTGAGCTCGATCGCCGCCGCCGTAGATATCAGCCACGAACAGTTCAACCTCCGCGCTTCCGTCATCTCGCGTCTTCTGGTTCACAGTGCCGGCGCGTGACTGGTCCTGGATCAGGCTGACATAGACGTTGGTGTTTTGCGCGGTGGTGCTGCCATTGCTGGTCGAGCTTGAAGCCGACGATGCCGAACGAGCTGCGGTAATCGGCGTCACGTTCCCGGTACGCAGAGCCTCCACAGCCGACACGCCACCGAAGCGGCGAATGTCGGCCTGAGACCAAACCACCTCACCCTTGTGCACGACGCCGGCCGGCTCGTACTTGCCGCCAGGACCGGTGTAGCCGCCCTCAGCAAACCCGCCGCTGATGCCCCGAATCAACGCATAGGCAGCAATCAGCGCAGTACCGCCGACAACCGCCGCGGCGCCGAAGGAGCCAATGGAGGCTACAAGTGCCGCAGGCGCCCAGGAGGCCAAGGTCTCCACGGCCGCCGACACGTTCGCCGCCAGGGTGGTGGCGATAGTGGATAGGGTGGATGCCTCGGCGATGCCGTCCGCTGCAACCTTCGCAGCAGCCTTCTCGCCCTCGGCAAGCACTACCGCACCCTTCTCCGTCTCGATGCCGGCAAGCTTCAGCGCCTGCATGACCAGGAAGCGCGCAGTGATGTCGGCGAATGCCGTCAGCATCGTGTTGGCAATGGTGCCCGCCAAGTTGCCGAAGGCATCACCCAGGCTTTCCGTGCCCCTCACCAGGCCTTGAATGCTGCTGGAGATCGAAGAAGTAGTCTCGCCCAAAATCGACTCGGTGGCCGCCCTGGCCTGTGAGTTGTAGTCCGTGGCGATGTCGACGTAGTTCTGCCACGACTCCGATACGCCCACCAGCCACTCACTGCGCATCGCGTCCTGCGCTGCGTAATAGTTCTGCTGGTCGACCATCCGGGTAGCGAGGGCCGCCCGCAACGCGTCAGTCTCTCCCTTGTACAGGTCGGTGTCGTTGGCTGTAGGGTTGTCGAGCTTGTTGTAGTCGCGGGTCAGCTTGTCCAGTTGCTTCTGATAGTCCTGGCGGATTTTCAGGTCTTCCTGGAGCCGACGCCGAAGTCGGTCACTTTCGCCGGCGCCTGCCAGTTCAACCGCCTGCCCCTCGCGGGACAGATCAAGCTGGGACTGAAGGTTCTCGCGGAAGGCCTTGAGCTTGGCCTCATTCTCGAACCGCTCTTTGGTGAGCTGGTTGGCCTTCTCGAGTTCGGCGTTCTGCTTCTGCTGGGCCAGGTTCAGCTCAGCCATCGCCAGAATCTGCTTCTGCGATGTGGTGAGGGTCTTTTTCTCCTTGAGGCTGGCAATTTCAGTTTCGAGTTCGATCAGCTTGCGTGCTTCCGTTCCAAGCTTCTGCGTCTGGTCAACCTCGCCAGCGATAACCCGGCCCTGCTGCTGCAGAACGGCATAGCGCTGACGGGCCTCGTCCAACATGCGCTGGCCGGCGTCTTCCCGATATTGCGGACCTTTTGGCGTGCGTGGGTCTTTGTACTTCTCGTTGATCGCGGCAATGTCTTTGGCTTGTTGCTCGGCAGAGATCAGGATCGAGTTGTCATTCTTGATCTTCGCCTCTGACACCCTGCGCTCTACGAGCAGGCGATATTCAGCTATGGCTTTTTCGCGTTTGGCGGCATTGTTTTCTGCATTTTCACGCAGTTTGTCTAGGGCGATTTGGTCGTCCAGTGCTTGCTTTTGCTGCTGTTGGGCCAGCCCTTGAGACATTGCCCTTCTGTCTCTCTCAGCTTTCTGGATAAGCAACTGGGTCTTCTGCTCCTGGAGCGCTTCTTCACGGAAGGAGTCGTCAGGAGTAAGGTTGCTGAATGGATCTGCGCGGCCACCGCGAGGATTACGCTGATTTCTCCTTTCTGCAGCATCGGCAATAGCATTCAGCTGAGCGTCAAGCTCCTTCAGCTGGTCATCTAGAGTTTGCTCCCGGCCCACGTTTAAAGCCGCGTCCCATGCGGCTTTGGCCGCGCCAGTGACGGCCTTCCAGCTCGTCTCAATGTATCCGAGATTATCTCGGACACCTTTGGACGTCCTGTTAAGGCCGCTCTCGTAGGCTTCATTGGCGATTTTCGCAGCTTCTTGGGTCCTACCCTGATCCTGGAGCGCCTTTATCTGCTCATAAGTCGACGATGTCAGGAAATTCATCGAATCGTTGAGCTTAAGAATCTCTGAGACTGGGTCTTTTGCGATCCTCTCAAAGTTCTTGACGGTTTCTTCGGCCGCCTGTCCGGTTGCCGACTCGAAGTCAATGGCAGCCCGTGTGATCGACTCGAATGAAGAGACTGGAATTTTTGTTGAGGCAGCTAATTGAGCCAAAACCGCAGAAGCTTTGCTAACCGTCCCGCCTGTCTCAGATAACTGCTTGGCCATTCCTGAAAGACTTTCAGTCGTCGTCCCGGCAGTATTGCCAGTCATCGCAAGAGATGCGTTGAAAGCTGTTGATTCGTCGCTGCCCTGCTTGTATGCCAATGCAAGAACCGCCGCAGCTGCAGCCGCAACAGTTAGCGGATTGATCATCCCAAGCACATAGCTTCCTGTAGCTCTTGCCGCCTGCCCAATTCCTCCAAATGAGTCCTTTATCTGGGAACCCTGTTGAAGGAATACGGTTAGAGGGGCTTGTCCACCTTGTAGGCTGATGAAGATGTCAGAAAATTGCGCTGGGAGCATCCGCAGAGCAGCAGCATTTTGCTTGGCGCTGATCCCGGTCTTCTTGATGCTGTCGTCGAATCCAGTTAGCGCAGTGCGCGCCTGGTCAATCTTTCCTTGGTAATGACCGAAGGTTTCAGCGTCAATGGCACCAATCTTCTTCTGCTGCGCTAGCTTGCGCTCCTGCTCATCCAGGCGATTGAGTGCACGAGTAGTCGGGTCGATTGCAGCGAGTAGTTCGTTTAGGCTTTCGGTCTGAGCCTCCGTTGCCATCTCTGCCTGGCGATTGGCAGCTGCTACCTTCTGAGTAGAATCCGCCAGTCGGCCTTGATTGGCCGCGAGAACCATGTTGCCAGACAGAAGTCCCTGTTCGGCCTCTGACAGCCCGGTCGCGACACTAGCTAGGTTGCGCTGCTCTTGCGCAGCCTTGACCGATGCTTCGGCTATAGCCAGGATTCTTATTCTGGCCTGTTCTGCCGTTTCGCCAACTACCTTCTGTGCATTCGATACGCCAGCGAGCGAGTTAAGCGATTCCTGAAGTTTGCGGCTGTAGGAATCATAGGTGGCTGAGTTGATCTGGCCAGAATCACGTGCCTGAGCCAAGGCAGATTCCTGTGCAGCCAGGTCATTCAGTTTCTTTGTGAGCGGGTCAATCTTGCCTAGCAGGCTGTCCAGCTCTTTGCGCTGAGTTGCCGCGGCCCTTGCTGCGGATTCTGCACTCTTCGCCGCTTTGTCACTAGACACTGAGGTTTTGTCATTTGCTGCCTGAACCTTCGCAAGGGCCAGAGCAAGGTTCGTATAGTCCCCGCCTGAATTACGCAGAGTGGTGCTTGCTCTGACGCCCACCTGCTCGAGAGCCTCCAGTGCCGATCTGACGCTGTTAACCCGTTCCTCGGCGCTTCTTCCGTCTACCTCCAGTTCAAGGCGGGATTTGAGTGCCATACTTTTCTCCTGGCGATAAAAAACCGCCCGAAGGCGGTTATTGACGCTGACCAGGCAGCTCTAGGCCAATCAGCTGAATTATTGCTGGTACTCGAACACAAATCGGTTGTTCGATGGCTCCGGCTTTTTGAAGATCGATCTCCATTCACGGGACCAGGAGCTCATAGTCATAACCTGAGCGATTTTCCATCCTGAGGCAGCATCTTTCCTCTCCAGAATGTACTGGTATGCGTCTCCTGCCTCTTTTTCCTTACGGTCCTTATCGCTAAGGCTTGCACCTTGATCAGGAGGGGTTGTATTGATGATCCGAGCCGTTACCACTGCTCGAGTATCAGATTGCACATCAACATTGGTGATGTTTCGATCATATGTGTCAGGAGAATTGTTGCAATCCCTGTCGCTGTGGATTTCTGGCGTCGAAAGCTCAGAAAGTTTTTTGAAAATCGGCTCTTCGACTTTCAATCGTTCTCTGCACTCCTCTAGATACACAGCCATGCTGGCATCTTTCACGCGCCACCATGACTTCACAGTCATATCAGGCGAGTTCCGATTGACCTCAATCTTCTCTATAGCACTCGTAGCCTTCGCAAGTCCTTCGTTCTTCTCTACCTTTTCTAGGCACCCAGCGAGAGCCAAAGCCGATAGGGAAATTGCCAAAAATTTTTTCATGCCACCCTCCTTGTTGATGGCGGCAATTTACCATCAAGTCGGCGCATAACGAAGAAGCCATATGCATCCTGGCTACTCATTCTCTTCTTCGGCCAGCGCCGATTCGTCCAGCGCGAATATCACCTCGTCGACCAGCCGCCTGGGCAGCGGCAGCGGGTGTACCTCAAGCCAGTCAGATATCTCGCGCGCGGCCAGCCTCAGAGGCTGCACTGCTGCGGCACCAACCAGATAGCGCCGGCCCCTGGCAGCATTACGGAACGTGTTGAGCAGGCTACCAGTGATCACATCCAGCTCAGGCTCATCCGGAACAGCTATGCGCAGCTTCTGGTAGATCAGGCTTCGCTTTTCGGTTCGCTGGCCCCATTCCCGCTCCCACTCGAAGCGGGCGACTGCTTTCCCTTGATTTCTTCGAGCTCCGCCCGATTGTCGGCAGCAATGGCTGCGGCACGGCGCAGGACGAAGTAGAAGAAGTCAGCATCACCGCGCAGCATTTCGGTGCAGGTGTTCTCGCTGTAGGCGAGCGGCTTGCCATTCTCGTCCAGCGCTCCCTGCCAGTCTTGCACGATGAACGACGCCAGGAGCAAGCAGTGGTTGTCGTGCTCGGACTTCTCGCCCTCGATCACGCCTACCGCTTCCTGGCCGAACTGAGCATCGTTGCGCGCCAGGCGGCGGCGCATACGCTCCAGAGCGATCTGGTACTGCTGGTTATCCAGCGGCATCAGCAAAATCTTGGTATCAGCATCGAACTCTTCCCAGCGCGCCTCGGCGCTTTTGGTGGAGTCGATCTTTTTCAGCTTGAGAGCCATGAATAATCCTCACGCCACGCCAAAAAAAGGCCACCCCGGCCGGCGTTATGCCGGAGCAGCCGAAAGGAATCAGGAAACAGTGATGGTCGCAGTGTCGGTCTTGGTGCCGTCGGCAACGCTATTCGCGGTAATTGTGCCGGCACTGAGGCCCGTTACCAGTCCGCTGCTGCTGACCGATGCAACGCCAGGGGCGCTAGACGACCAGGTAACGTTCTGCGGGGCACCGGATGGCGTTACGGTCTTCGTCATCTGCTGGGTGTCGCCCACATCCAGGGTCGCGGTGGCAGGTGAAACATCAACAGCGGCCACCGCAACGACGGGAACGCGCGTCACGGTCGGAGCGACCTTGGCCACGGTGTAGTTCAGCGTTACTTCAATCAGGTCCCGCTTGCCGCCGTTGGGCAGGTCGCCGTCGATCTCGATTGCTGGGAAATCGAAGATGTACTGATTGCCTAGGCTGTCCTCGATCGGGAAAGACAGAGCGATCGGCAGTCGGGTGAAGGTGTTCTTCCAGATCTGCCAAGCGCGATTCGACCAAGCCATGGTGATGGTGCCAGTGATAGCCGCCTCGGTGGCGATCTGTGCACCCGGGCCGAGCTTGCTGTTGCCGATGCAGCGCTGGGCCTGAAGGCTGTTGTCCAGATTCACGGTCAGCGCCGAGACGCACGCCACACCTTCCAGCGACTGGCCATCCACGGTCAGAGTGCCGACGTTGATGTTCGACATGAATGGCGTGGTAGTCGGCGGACTTACCGGGGTGACACTGTTGGTGTCGCCGTCGGCGTAGTCCAGGCCCACCATGGTGAAGGTGGTCGTGATCTTGCCGTCGGACGGAATGTCCAGAGCAAACACCGACGCGTGCATGCCCTTGAACAGGGTGTACACGCTCACGTCGTTGAAGTTCTTGGCGATGGTGAAAGTGCGGCGGGTATCGCCAACGGTCAGGACGTTGCCGGTCCAGGTGCCGTAGAAGGCAGCCTCGAGCAGTTTGTCGAACGAGCCAAAGGACAGTTCGCCCACCAGATCGCCTTGGATATCGGCACTGGTGGCCACCGAGCCCTGGCTGATGCGGGATTCGGTGATTTCATCGCTGACCTGGGTGTTCACGGTCGGCGACAGGGTGTTGCTGGTCAGGCGCAGGGTATCCCAGTTGCCTGTGGTCGGGGTGATGCCGGGGGTGACCTCGGGGATGAGGTAACTGGTAACGCGGGCGCCAGACGACATGCGAATGTCTCCTTTCTGCGGGCATAAAAAAGCCCGCTCAAGGCGGGCAGGATCAGGGTCTTGCAGGTCAGCCGGCGCGGAACCGGACGTTCACGTTGATCTGGTAGTAGTCCTCGAAGTCGCCCACCACCTGCTGGGAAACCTCTAGGCACTCGATATGGCCGTCTTGCCATGACTGGAAGTGGTCGGACAGGGCATCGGCCAGCTTGTTGAGGGCGGACAGCCCGGTGGATCTACGGCAGAAGCACTGGATCACCACCTGGCCAGGCCTTCGGTAGTGCGGCTTGTCTGCCATGCCGGCGAACGACGCTGTGGCATACAGGATCTCGAAGGCGCACCAGACGCCAGTGGTCGGCGGCTTGAAAACCCCGCCGCCCGGGATCGGGCTATTGGCATACTCAATCCGGGCCTGCTCAATGCCGGTGAACGAAACCATCCGGGCGGTGAGGGTCTTGCGGACTGTTTCGAAGGGTACGGTCATGTCCATTTCTCAGTGACGGCAATAAAGGAAATCCCGTACACGCCCTTTGGGGCCATGCGGCTGTAGCCGTGAGGCGTGATCTTGACGCTTGGGCCGCTCGGATAGCCGCCGAACTCGATCACCTCGCCATAGGCGCTATTGTTCTGCAGCACAACCCTGCTGAACGGCCTTAGGTCGGTTAGAGCGGCGCGTGCAGCTGACTTGGTCTCAGCGCCGAGCACGTCCAGGCGAGTGTTGACGCTATAGTCCTCAGCGCCAATGGACACGACGTGGTTGCCCATGTAGTTGCCGCTGTCGATGGGCGAGTTGATCACGACCTGGTCAACCAGCTCCAAGACGATCTGCCGCTGCATCTCGGTCAGGTCCTTCTCGATCTGGTCAGCGAATAGGGTCGGCAAAGTGGACCATCCGGCCATCAGGTAGCCCTCAGCTGGATTTGGTAGTGCACACCAACCGGGTCGGTGCTGGCCTCCACCACCCGGTACTGCTTGGGCTGATTGGTGATCAGGTCCGGAGCGGTGACAATGTGCTCTGGCGTCGGCTTGTCGGTGACTTCGTTCACCAGGGCAACCAGCCTCACATCAGTGGCCAGGATGTTGATGCCGTCGATCTGGTCCTTCTTGTAGCGGCTCAGCACGCCGCGGCCGGTGTAGGTGACCGGCTGAGCGGTGCTGACCTCCTCAACCGGATCCCAGACGCCTTCGCCCGGGTAGGTGCCAGTGAAATCGCGCACAGCCTCAGCGAACGCTGTATCGAACAGTCGCCCGAACGAGGCCTGCATGGTGCTCTTGATTGGCATGTCACACCGCCTGGCTAGTCTTCCTGAGTGAGTATTCGACGACGCAGCGGCATCGGATGCGCTCGTTAAGCGGGGCGCCAAGCGAGGTGTCGCATGGGAACATCAGCATCGCGCCGCTCGGTGAGGTGAATGGCTGGTCAGCCATGACCACTTGCACATTCATTGCTGCATGGGTGTGCCGGACCTTGTTGTCACGCATGGAGCGCCAAGTCTTGGCGAAGGTGTACATGCCATTGCTGCGTGCCGTGAGCTGCTTCCAGCCCTCCTCCCTGCCCTTGTTATAGGCCTCGGCGGTGTTGGTCTGGGCCAGGGCCTCGGCATAGGTGCTCAGCAGGCGCTGTGCATAAGCTGAAGCCGCCCGGTCTATGATGGCCTTTGGTACCGGCCGTTTCTGCTCGATCGCCTCGCGGACTGCCGCGTCAAAGGCTGGATCACGACGCAGCCGGGTCAGGTACTCGCGCATCCGCGCAGGATCCCCACTGGCCAACTGGTCGCGCGCTCGCTGAGATGCCTCGGCAGCGGGCCCATTCAGGCCCACCACACCGCCAGTACGCCGCCCGGTTTGTCTGCTCATCCTGCCGGCCAGGTTCAGAGCAGCGGTGCGCGCCGTATCTCCCCGGTCACGCCCCATGGTAAGAACCACCCGCACGGCTTCGGCCTGCTCGCGGGCGGCCTGCTCGCGCAGCGCAGTGGCCTGGTTGGCTAGGAACGAGGTTACGTCGGGGTCGCCCATGTCGATCTCCCGGCGCACGCCAGGGATGATGACAGCAATGAGCTCTTTGCTCGCGCCCCGGGCATACACTGCGCGCAGGCGCTCGACCAGCAGCGCGAACAGACCGAGGGACAGGATTTCGGCTATCCGGTCTTCGTCGTTGTCCGATACCGCTTGCTCAAGCTCGCTGATGCTCAGATAGCGTACGGTCTGCGCGACCTGGTCCAGGTAGGCCTGCCGCACCTCTACTTCAAGGCGCTCGATCTCGGCCTCTACCTCGGAGGCCTTCATACGACGAACACTGCCACGCCGCACAGCCTGGTGTTGCGCAGGAGCGGTGCCACCAGCTCGTCGACCACGGTGATGACCGGCCGGGTAGGAACCGCACCGGAATCCGCAGGTGCCTGATACTCGATCTCAAGCACGTCGACCTTCTGGCGCTTGATGGCCTCGGACGCGACGTAGTCGGGGCTCAGACTGCTCGGTGCAACGATCTCGCGCAGTGCAGCCTCGTAGGTGGCCCGCTCGATCTCGGCTGGCACCTCGGTTGACGGGATAGCCACCCCTTCGTTGTCAGTGGCGCCGGTGCGCGGCCACTGTAGCTCCTGCGCCCGGCCACCGGTCTTGGCGCCGGAGAACATCGACTCCCACCGGCCGCAGCTGTTCTGCTGCTGGTACTTGCCGTCGATGTAGGCCGATGCCCGGATCAGCGCGGCCTGCTTCGCCTGCTCAGTGCCGGCCCAGGCCGAATTGGCGCGTGCGGCGTGGTAGGCGTCGGCAGCCGCGACGGTTCCGTAGAATTCTGGCATCGGGATGTCTCGAATAAGTGGGCGGCGAACCGCCCGGGGTTGTTACGGGTGCTTGGCCAGCTCGGCCTGCAGCTCTTCCAGGGCGACATCGTCACCCACGACCACACCCTTCTCGGTGAGCTTGGCGATGATGTCTTCCTTGGCTTTGGCTTCAGCCTCGACCAGCTTCTCCTGCAGGGTCTTGACGCTGGAGTTCTTGCCAGCTTCGACACCGAGCGCCTTCAGCTTGGCGAACAGCGCTTCCTTGTCGCCATCGTCGGCCTTCGGCGCAGCGCCGGAGACCTTCAGGAAGTCCAGCCGGGAGGCCAGCTTGTGGCCAGCCTCGGTCAGTTCGACATCACGGGACTCGCCAGGGGCGACAAACACCACGCCGGTGGCGGTGTGCACACCTTGCGGCGCCTTGGAGCTGTTGGTCACTTTCATGGTGATCTCCTATCAGGCGGCCGGGGCGGTGATTTCGTCGAGGTACGCGAAAGCGCCTGGCAGGCGAATTTCGGTACCGCCGGTGCGGGCGATCAGGCCGGTTTCGAAGCCCATGATGGACTTCTGGCGCGGTGCCAGAACGCGGCGCGGCATCGGCAGGTGGAAGCGAACCACCTCCGGGTCCTTGCGATACGCGACCAGGCGACCACCACCGTCTTGCGAGGCGTTGCGGGCCTCTCGCAGCGGCTGGATGTCCAGCGGCTGGCCGGTCTCGGCGGTGTAGATGTTGTTGCGACGGATGAACTCGAGCAGGGTCATGAATCCGTCGCCGGCACCCATGCGGCGGGTTGCCAGATCGCGGAATGCGTCAGGCGGCATGCGCAGGGTGTCTGCCCACTCAACCTCACCGGTGTTGGTGCGTACGCTGCTCAGCACACCGTTGATGTCAGCCAGGATCTGGTCAACGGTCTTATTGGCCCAGAAGGTCGAGCTACCGGTGCCGCTGGCTGCTGCATCGGCGCGGGCGACGTTGCCGTCGTTCAGCAGGCCGGTCCAGTTCTTCTCGACCGAGCCTCGCATGGCGATGTCGTTCAGCAGGCGCTCAACCTTGTCCGCAGCGCTCATGGCCTTGGTGTCGTTCAGGTTGACGCCGTACAGGGCGGCTTGGTTGATTTCTTCCAGGTTCCATTCCCAGCCGGAGCCGATCATGGCGAAGTCGTGAGATGCCTGGTCGCGGGTAACCTGGTTGAACGGCATGTCGGTACCGGCGCCGCTGAGGAACTTGGCCTCGCCGGCGGTATCGACGGTGAAGAAGGTGGTGCCGATGGCCCATGGCTGGCCTTCGGTTACGACCGGCACGTGCGCGGCGTAGTTGAAGGCTGGGTAGCGGCGTTGGTAGACGCGGGTCTCGATGTTACGGCCTTGGGCCAGAACGAACGGGAGCGCCGCCTGAGCGTCTTCGAAGCGATTCATGTGGTAGTTCCCTCAGCCTTAAGCGGCAGCGATCGGGCGCAGGCCCATGGAGATTTCGACGATGTCGCCGTTGGCGCCCGAGGTGTCGAACACGACATCAGGCAGCGGACCGACGATGCCAGCGCCGGTTGCGGCGACATAGCGGTTGGTGGTCGGGTTGTAGAACACCTCGCCGCCGTCCGCGACAGCGCCGCCGGCCTGGACCTTCATGCAGCCCATGGTCATGAAGGCACCGGTGAAGTACTGCGGGTATCCGTCGACCAGCTGGGAGCCCTGGGCAACTGGCGGAACGGCAGGGTTCAGCACCGCGAAGCCGATGAAAGTGCCGGCAGAGAAAGGCACTACGCCGTGGTCGCCAGCACCGCGCTGCACAGGCACGCCGAAGCGAATGCCCTCAGCGTTCTCGACGGTGCGGGAGATCTTGTTGCACTTCTCCTCGCTGGCGATCTGACCGACCAGGCCCTTGGCTGGGGCGTTGCTGTACGTGTTTTGGTAGGTAGCCATTGGTGGTTCTCCTTAGGCCTGGGCCGGACGGTGGGCGGTCTGCATGTCAGCGATCATCTGCAGGCGGGCTTTCTCGGACTCGTCGACGCCGGTGGTCTTGTTGTCCTGGTGGGTCATGTGCTGACGGAACGGGTCGGCGCCCGGCCCTTTCGCGGCGTCCTCGACCATGATGTCGAAGCGAGCCTTGATGTAGGCGTCGGACTGGCCAGCGATGGCAGCATCGCCCAGCTTCGCGATGACGACAGACTTGCGAATCTCGTCTTCGCTTTTGCCGGAGTAGTCAGCGTCCTGGATGGACTTGGCCTTGCCCACCAGGTCGGCGCGCGCTTGGACGCGCTTGTCGATGTCGGCGTCGCTGAGAACCGCAGCGTTCAGCTTGGTGATCTCCGCATCTTTCTTGGCCAGCTCGCTATCCTTGCCTGCCAGCGCAGTG